GGGCGGACGACAGAAACGCGCTATCATACGCGAGTTGATCGTACGTTTCAAATCGTCTATTACAGCGATAAAGTCGCGGACGTCCTAACGAAAATGGATGCGCTGAGCTTCGCGTTTATGGACGAGATGATCGTGCCGGTTAGCGGCTCTACACGGAACATTCGTGTCGGCACGTTTTCTTATTCGGAACCATTCGAGACTGAGAACGATTTATTCGCGGCGATCGGCGTATTGACGACGGAAGTTCGGGAAGCGCGAAGTCAGGCGGAATGGCCGGTTATCAGAAAAGTTAACGTTAGACACTCATAGAGCGCTCTCGCTTTGAGGGCGCTTTTTCTATTTTAAAGGAGGTTGAAGCATGGCAGGAGGTTCGTGGGACCCTACCGCACTACCGGTACAACCCGGTTTGTACATTAATTACGTCGAAGCAGCAGCGGCCCAAATCCGCGGAGGTGCGCGAGGTACCGTCGCTATTCCGCTGCTGACGTACGGTGCCAATGCGACGGAAAAGACGTTTTACACGGTCGAAACGGAGAAGCAGGCGGTCGACTTGTTCGGCGCGGCTAACGTCCGGTCGATTCTGCTCGCATTGCAAGGCGGCGCAAAGGAGGTACTCGTTTATACGATGCCAGACGAGCCCGCTGTAGCGGATTATACCGCAATGAGAGACGCGTACGATGCACGCCAGTTTAACGTATTCGTGTTCGATGGCGAATACAGCACCGTCCAACAAGCCGCGACGAAGACGTGGGTGGCCGCTAACCGGACCGCCGGTAAACACTTTATCGTCGTAATCGGCGGTGACGCGACAACCGACGCTAATCCGACGCAAGGTGACGCACGGTCGACGCTTAACAGCGATGACTATATCGTTAACCTAATCAACGGAGTCGTTATCGGATCGGATACGCTCACCTCGTCCGAGTATGCGCCGTGGGTGGCGGGCCTTGTCGCGGGAACGGCGATTAACCGCTCGACGACCTACACCGTTGCGCTGGTAGATGACGTGACGAAACGGTTGACAAAGTTGCAAGTAGACGCGGCGTTGCTGGCCGGATCACTAGTCCTCGTTCATGATGGCGAAAAAGTCAAAATCAAGCAGGGGCTCGTTACATCCAAGAAGAAAATCCGAACGATTCGTGCTCGGCAAGCAATTTCGACGGATATCTCCCGAACAGCCGAGGACAACTATATCGGGAAGTTAGACAACAACGATGACGGTCGGGTTGCTCTCATAGTAGCGATCAAAGCGTATCTTGAGCGTCTCGAGTTGAACGGCGTTTTGAGTGCTCCGCTTGTCGGACTCGATCCACAGCGACCTAGCGGAGAGGACTCCGTCTTCCTGCTTATCAGCTACGTTCCGGTCGATTCGATCGAACGAATCTTTATCACGGTCAATATCTAACGGAAGGAGTGGGCGCATAAATGGCAGTACCATTGGACGCGCGGAAAGTAATTAGCGGAACGTTCGGGCAGTTGTTCGACGAAAATGGCGAATGGCTATCGAATGTTACCGGAGTTGAGGCGTCGATCGAAATCGGCCTCGAAGAAATTAAGCTCGCTGGAACGCGCTGGCTCGGTAACAAAACGACTACGCTCAAAGGCTCCGGCACGATCAATTCGTATATGGTCACTTCGGAGTTTATCGAAAAGATGCTCCGGGTTACCGATGACCGCAGCTCCCCCTACACTACGGAACTCGTCGTTAAACTGGACGATCCGGAGTCGTTCGGCGCGTACCGCGTCCGGTTGAAGGCGGTCACATTCGATAAGATTCCGCTCGTAAATTTTGCGGTCGGCGAAATCGTTGAGCAGGAGTTAACGTTTGTGTTTTCCGGTTCGGACGTTATCGACAAGATCCGGCCGGTAGCGGCTTAACACGCGGAGCCTTCGGGCTCCTTTTTTGTTATCGAAAATAACGAATCCATACGGAGGTTTATGATAAATGGCTAACACAACGATCGGACTTGACGCGCTTCTTGGCGCAAGCGTGGACCAGACGGCGCAGGTTTATATCGCGAGGCTCGGCGTTAACTTTACGGTGCGGGCGCTCAGTAACGAGGATTTGCGCAAGGCAAACGAACGCGCAACGGTACTGGGTACGAAAGGTACGAAGAAACTCGACGATCAACTTTTCAACGCGCACGTTATCGCGAAAGGTTGCGTCGATCCGAGCTTCGCGGACAAACGGCTCATCGAAAAATACGAAGCTACTGACGCGGCGGATTGTATTGCAAAGGCACTTCTGCCCGGCGAGTTAGCGCGGGTTATCAAAGCGATTCTCGAAATCTCCGGTTTTGGCGATGAAGAGGCGCTCGTAGACGAAGCAAAAAACTAATACGGGCGGGCGGTGTCCCGTACTTGCTGCACGTTGTGTTTACGCGGCACCACATACCGCCCCACGAAGTTTACGCGATGGATCAGCGCCATCGCTTATTTTTGTTTGCTTCCGTACTCGTTTCGCTTGAAGACGACGAGAAGGCGCGGAAGGAAGCGGAAAGGAGGTAGCGGATGAGCTTCGATTTACTCGGAAAAATCCGCGTTACAACAACCGGCGTTTCGGGAGCGCTCAGCCAGATCGGAAAAATCACAACGGCGATCGGCGGCATGGCGCTCGCGTATAAAGCCGTCGATACTGCGATGAACTCCGTTAAGAAGGCGATGTCTTTCGAGGCGCAGTTATCGTCGATTCAAGCGCTTACCGGCGCGACTAACGACGAGATGGCGAAAATGTCTTCGCTTGCGCTAAAGATGGGCGCCGATACGAAATACAACGCGCTCGAGGCAGCGCAAGGTATCGAAGAGTTGCTGAAAGCGGGCCTTACGCCGGCATCCGTTCAGGCGGGCGGACTAGAGGCGGCGCTCAATCTCGCGACAGCGGGTGGGCTCGGCTTGGCGGACGCGGCGGAGATTATGTCGACCGCACTCAACGCGTACAAGAAGGACGGAATGGCAGCGGCAACCGCGGCGGATATACTCGCGGGTACGGCGAACGCGTCCGCAACCGGAGTCGAAGACTTACGCCTATCGTTGGCGGCCGTTTCCGCGGTAGCTGCTGGCGTCGGACTCACGTTCGAAGATACGAATATTGCACTCGGCCTGTTTGCGAATAACGGACTCAAGGGATCGGACGCGGGGACGTCGCTCAAGACGATGCTACAGCGTCTGCAGCCGGTGTCTAAAGAGCAGACGAAACTTTTCCGTGCTCTCGGCCTGGTAACCGCAGACGGTTCGAACGCATTCTACGATGCGAAAGGTAACATCAAGTCCATACAGTCTATCTCCGGCACACTCCGCAAGGCGCTCGGCAAGTTGACGAATCAGCAACGCTCTCTGGCGCTCGAGATGATGTTCGGGACAGACGCAATCCGCGCCGCTAACATCCTTTACAACGAGGGTTCCGACGGTGTTGCCGATTTTCGAGACGAGATGCTCAAGGTAACGGCGCTCGACGTTGCGAAGAAAAAGATGGATAACGCGGCCGGCGCGGTCGAGCAATTCAGCGGCGCGATCGAAACGTTGCAGATTTCGGCGTTAATGCCGACGATGCCGCTAATAAAGCGGTTTGCAACGAAAGCAGCCGATATGGTAGAGCAGTATACGCCAGAAATTACGGCCGCGATGCAGCGAATGACGGATAAAGCTTCGCAGTATCTAAACGATCATTTCACGAACAATCCGGAGTTTAAGAAAATCACGACGCTCGAGGGCAAGATTAAATTTGTTTACGAAGACATCATGAAGTCGTTTAACCAGTGGATGGACGGCGGCGGGCGAGCAAAGATAACGTCGATCTCCGAGAACATTGTAGATTTTATGGGGCAAACGCTGAAAGCTTCGCAACCGCTGATTGACGCCGCAATTGAAATCGGAAAAGCCATTGGTTCCGGGATCTTGAGCGGCCTTAAAGAGTTTGCGCTTGCAAACCCCGAAATGACGGCTGTAATGGCGGGCCTTGCAACGCCGGGCCCCCTACAGGTCAAAGCTGGAGCTGCGGCAGTCGCCTATACCGCGCCGAGCATTAAAGGGGAACTGGACAGGTGGACCGACGAGAGCACCCCCTGGTACAAAAAAGTTTGGTCCGCGATTGATGACCTTGGGGACCTCGACGCCAACCCTGGCGCGAAGATGTACAATAACATGTTCAGCGCTTTCGGCGGCAATCCTCACGCGGGCGGACTCGACAACGTCCCCTACGATAATTACCCCGCCAGGTTGCATCAGGGCGAGGCTGTACTAACGCGAGAGGAAGCGAAAACTAACCGCGAGAACGGCGGTAATGGAGGCGGTAGACCGTCTGTTAACGTTACGGTAAACGGCGGGCTTCATGTCCGCCAGGAGTCGGATATTGATAAAATCGCGCGTGAGTTGGCGTATCTCATAGCGCAGTAAGGAGGCGTAAATTGGAGTTTTGGCTCAAGTATAACAACGAAGCGGAAACGATACGGCTTCCGGTAAATCCGCCGGAAATAACGATTAACTCTCCGTACGGGTACGAAGACGTGTCCGTATCGAACCTAGGTGAGCGGACGATTATCGGAAATAGTCAGCTTAACACGCTGACTATTTCGTCGTTTTTTCCGCGCGACTATAACGCCTCCTACTGCGGATACTCCGACATACCCGATCCGTGGACCGCGGCGCGTATGATTGAGCGGTGGCAGCGATCCGGAAAGCCGATCCGTTTCGTCGTGACCGGTTCGGCCGGAATCAATATGGCGGTCACAATTCGGAATTTTAGCTTCGGCGAACGGGGCGGCCAGCCGGGCGACGTCTACTTTACGCTCGACCTGAAGCAGTACGTCTTCGGCGCCGTATCCCGTAAATCCGATAGTCTCGCGAAGAGTAAAGGTCCGGAAGTCCACATCGCTGCAAACCGGCCGTCAACGAAAGAGGTGCCGGGCTCGTACGTTGTTAAGCGGGGGGACTCGTTGTGGGCGATCGCTGCGCGCGTTTACGGTAACGGCGATCAATGGCGGACGATTTACGAGAAGAATCGTGCGGTCGTCGGGAAGAATCCGAATCTCATCTATCCGGACCAGAAGTTGGTGATTCCGAGCAATGGTAAAAATCAAGCTTCTATATAATAACGATATTTACGTCGAGAACCTCACGAAGTCCGTTACATGGTCTGGAGAAGACGGGTTGCCGCATCGGACGCTTACGGTCGTACTCGCTAATACGGTAAACGCGGAGGATCAGGCGGTCCGATTTGAGCTCGGTAAGGAGATTCGCTTCTTCGCTGAAGATAACGGAGCCTACATCGGCTTATTTCGCGGAATCATCTTTTCGTACGACATCGATTCGGCTGGCTCCGGAACGCTGATCGCGCATGACGAAAACGTCTATCTCACGAAAAATGCCGATACTCGGAAGTTTAGCGGAATGACAGCGGCGGCAATCGTTCGCGACCTTTGCAAGTCCTTCGGAATCCCTACCGGTACGATTACGGATACCGGCTACGTCATTCCGCGCGCTCTATTCCGTGAGGCGGACATTTGGGCGATGGTATCCGCATGTCTATCGGAAACCCGGAAACAGAACGGACGGAAGTTCCGCGTTTGGGCCGGAAACGGTACGCTGAACTTATCGGAGAAGAAAGATACTGTCGTACGGTGGATGCTCGAGGACGGCGTTAACATTCTACACGCAAGCCGGGCGCGGTCAATCGAAGATACACGGACAGCCGTTAAGGTTATCGGTGGGGATGACGAAAAGCCGATTACTGCATCGGAAAAGAGTCCCGGACTTATCGCGAAATACGGTACGATGCAACACGTTGAGCGCGCGGACATGTCGCTGAATCAGTCGCAAATCGACCAACTCGCGAAACAGCGGATCGTTGAACTCGCGAAGGTTGACGAAGAGGTAACGGTCGAGGCGCTCGGGATAACGGACGTCATTGCGGGCGTCGCCGTCTACGCGTTCGAGGGGATGACGGAAATTGTCGGCGGTTACTACGTTGTAGCGGACTCACATACGTTTGCGGACGGAGTACACCGGATGGAAGTCACGCTGTCTAGAACGGATGATCTACCGAAGCTCGGTTACGAGGACGCGTTCGAGGAAGTCAAGGCCGCGAAGAAAAAGAAGAAAGAGAAAGAAGCGAGCGCGGTCGATATTTTGATTAAACAAATTCAGGCGGCGAACGGAGGTTAACGGATGCCGATCGAAATACCGCAAGGTTCCGGACGTGCCAAATTGCGCGGCGTACTTGGAGCGTTAAGTAAGGCGGCCGGCACGCGGATCGAGTTCGCAACGGTAACTGCGCCGGCGCCTTCTGTCCGGATAAAGATCGATAATATGCCGATCGACCTCGACGCGGCTGACCTCGTTATCTGCGAGCACCTAGCGGAACATACGCGAACCGCGAAGATTAGCGGAGGCGCTCCGGTTGAAATCGAATACGAGGCGGCATTGGTTGCGGGCGACCGCGTTATCGTGGCGGAAATGCCCGGCGGTCAGTATTACGTCGTACTGGATCGGATAGGAGGCGGAAACAGTGGCGTTTAGTCCGCTGGCTATTACGGATGATATCGAAAGTCCCGTTGCACAACAACTGCGGACGTACGCGCTCGACCTTAGCGGCACCATTGACGGCCGGGATGCGATAATCCAATTCGTCGACAAGGCGATACGGACCGCGCGCTACCGGTTTCCGATTTACGATTGGGATTACGGTTGCGAAATCGAAGACCTAATCGGTCAGGACGTATCGGTCGCGCTACTTGAGGCGGAGATTCCGCGAGTCATCCGTGAGGCGTTAATTTACGATGACCGGATAGATAACGTCGGTGGCTTTGAGCTACGGAGAGAGGCGGACAAATTGTACGTCTCTTTTTTTGTGACGGTAGACGGCGATAACATTCCGGTCGAAACGGAGGTGTAGCGGTAAATGTACGAAAATCAAACGATGGGCGCGATACTCCAACGGATGCTCGACGCGAGCCCGTCGGACATTGACAAGCGGCAGGGTTCGGTAACAACGGATCTACTATCGCCGGCATCAATCGAAATGGCGCTCGCTTATGTCGCGCTGGATCACGTATTAGCAGCCGGATTCGCGCCGACGTCGTACGGGCAATTCCTCGAAATGCGCGCGGACGAGTACGGACTAACGCGTAAGCCTGCGGTAAAGGCGACCGGATCGATAACGTTTAACGGACCGGTCAGCACCGTCATTCCGGTAGGGACAATCGCCTCAACTGGCGGATCGGCTCCGACCTATTTCGAAACGGTTTCGGCCGTGACGATAAGCGGGGGCGGAACGGTTAACGCGACGGCTCGAGCGCAGGAGGCGGGATCGGCCGGCAACGTATCGATCGGCGCGGTTAATACGCTACTCGGCGACCTTGTCGGTATCGTTACGGTTAGCAATCCAGTTAACTTCGAAGGAGGCGCTGACCAGGAATCGGATGAGGCGTTGCTTGCGCGCTACCTCGAACGGGCCCGGCGGCCGGCGACGTCCGGTAACGCGAATCAATACCGCCAGTGGGCGCTTGAAGTGCCGGGCATCTCCGACGCGAAGGTGTATCCGGTATGGGCCGGCGGGGGGACGGTTAAAGTCGTATTGCTTGACGACGAAAAGACCGCGCCGGACCCGTCGATCGTTGCGGAAGCTGCCGCCCATATCGAAGAACAGCGGCCGGTAGGCGCGGACGTTACGGTTGAGGGAGCCGCGGAATTTCCGATTAACGTTAGCGTCGATGTGACGTTAGCGCCCGGCGCCACAATTCCAGAAGTGCGGGCGCAGATCGAGGCGGGCATCCGCGCATACCTAGCGGGCCTTGCGTTTACGGACCCTCTGGTAAGGTGGACGCGGGTATCTAACGTAATCCTCGACATTCCGCCCGTCGTCGATTTCGCGTCGCTGCTGGTTAACGGTGGGACAGCGAATATCGTTATACCGGACGGGAGTGTTGCTGTACTCGGGACGGTGACCGTTACGTGACGAGGACGCTGAGCGAAATTAAACGCGCGATGCACGATTACCTTCCGCTTTACTATTCGGACGTCAAGCCGGTGAGGAATATCGTCGACCGTGAAGCCGAAGAGGTGGCCGCGCTAAATGCCGCGATTGACGACGTACTGGCGCAGTTTTTTATCGGTGCGGCAACGTGGGGGTTAGCGCGGTGGGAGGATATTTTCGCGATTCCGACGGACCCACTAAAGCCAGCCGAACAGCGGCGTTCAGTAATCAAATCGAAACTACGCGGCGTCGGTACGGTAACGCGAGCGCTAATTGAGCAAGTGGCGGAAGCCTACGATAACGGAGACGTTGAGGTAACAGAAGAATATGCGGACTATAACGTCACGATTACGTTCGTATCGACGTTAGGGATTCCGCCAAACCTCGACGATATCAAGGCGGCTATCCGCGAGATACTACCGGCACACTTGGCGGTCGATTTCGTGTTCCGTTTCTATACGTACGCGGAGCTCGTTGCGTCCGGAATGACGTACGGGGGACTTGCGGCAACGGGGCGGACTTATGACGAATTATATAACGGAGGGGTCTCTTGATATGGCGGAAACACCTAACGCGGGCTTACCGCTAATTGAACCGAATATGACGGCTGACGTGCCGCGCGACTTTAACGCGCTAGCTAACGCGGTCGATGCGGTAGTCGGCGATATGAGCGCGGTTCCTACTATCGCTAAGGACGCAGCCGGGGCGATCTCGGAGCTTTTTACAAATGTCAGTGACGGTAAAGCCGTAATCGCCGCCGCGATCACTGACAAGGGCATTCCAACGGCGGCAAGTGAAACGTTTGCGAAGATGGCCGATAATATCGAGTCCATCCCGGTCGGTCCGGACACAAGCGACGCGACGGCGACGGCCGCCGATATCCTCGCACCTAAGACAGCGTATGGGGCCGCTGGGACAAAGTTGACAGGTACGATGGTCGATCGCGGTAACCTCTCGTTTACTCCGGGGCCGACCGATCAGACGATACCAGCGGGTAAACACGGCGGCAGCGGCAAAGTAGCGGCGGTCGCGGTTCCGGCTGCTAACGTATTGGCGGGGACGACGATCGCGGGGACAGCGGGGACTATGCCGAACCGGTCCGGTGACACCGCGGCCGTCGCGTCGAGTGTGGCAGGGACGACACTTAAGTTGCGAGCATCGAACGGATATCGTAATGGGGCGAGCGACAACGTGACGATCACTGACGCTAACTTTCTCGCGGCTAACATCCGAAATGGAATTCCTCTTTTCGGACTGATCGGTTCGCTCATTGAAGGTAAGAGATCCGCGACGGGAACGACGCAAGACGATGGGACAGCTAAGGGGTTTGAATATGCGGGGTCAACATCGACTCAAAATGGATATTCCCTGATTGTGAGCGGATTGTCGTTTAAGCCATCGTTAATACTCGCGTTCAAGACATCAGCCCCCCAAGCGCTGCTGTTGTATTCCGAAATGAACGACGGATTCTATGCCAAAACTTCAAAGTACGCCAATTACCTCGGCGGCGCGGGTAGTGGAGTTGTACAGAATTTTAAGGGGGATAAAGCCCCGGCAGAAGTTACGCTAGGTGGTTTTAAGCTTCCCACATTTGCGTCTCCGGCATCTAGTTTCAACTGGATTGCAATTGAATAGCGGGGTGAGTCTATGCAAGTTGGAAGAAAGATTTATTTTGACTTGGCGACAGGAAACGTCATCGTTAATACCGGTGAACGCTCCGGGGATGTGGTCGATACAACGATCGCACAGGATTTCGCCGCATACTCCGCGCTTGCTGAGCGCGTCCCGGAAACGGTAGGGCGCCTGAAACTGGATTACGGTGAGTATGCGCAGGATTTTATGGAGTGTAGCGGATATCGGGTTGACGTTAGCGGCGAGACTCCCTCGCTGCTATTTTCGTATCCACAGCCGGGTGAGACGGAAGAACCGCCGGTATTTCAGAAGCCATTGTCGGTCCAAGTCGCGGAACAGGATGCGCGGATCTCGGACGTCGAGCTCGCGCTTGCGGAGCTATTTACGGTCTAATTACGAAAGGGGACGTTACTTTGGCAATGGCAATGTATAAGATCCGGATTATCGCGAACGCATGTATTACGCGGCATAACGGGGGCGAGCGCGGAATTACCGATATTGTAGAATCGTACAACATGGCGCAGGATGACCGCGAACTAGTATTAGCGGAAGTCTACGCAAAACGGCCGGACATCGCGGTTACTGCGGAAGGGGCTGCGGCATAATGAACGGTCAACATATCGTCAACGCAGGCGCCGGGCTTTTGGGCGCTTTTATTACGTTCGCATTCGGCCGCTGGTCGGAAGCGCTCACGTTTCTACTCGTACTATTCGCGGCGGATATCGTCTCCGGAATCTACGCATCGATCCGCGAAGGGCGCGGCCTGAACTCCGCTGTCGGTACGTTCGGGTTCGCGAAGAAGGGGCTTATGCTTCTCGTAATCATCATCGCTCACCGGGCGGACGTCTTACTCGGAACGAATTACGTAATGGGAGGCGCCATTTACTTCTATATCGCGAACGAGGCGCTATCGATTACGGAGAACTATGGGCGCGCCGGCCTACCGCTGCCCGACGTCATTAAGCGGCTTGTAACGGTACTGCGCGAAAAGGGAGGCGGTATGGATGTCGGCCAGGTTAAGTAAAGCGCAGTTTATCGCGACACTAGCGCCGGACGCAATCCGGGCCCGCCGCGAAGGAAGTCCGCTATTTACGTCCGTCCGGTTAGCGCAGAACCTACTCGAAACGGGCGGCGTTATCCATCCGTGGTACAATCTCGGCGGAATCAAAGTCGGGTCCGGGTTACTTAACGAGTGGTGGGACGGCGCTTGGGTGCGTAAAGGTACGTGGGAAGTCGAGAACGGAATCCGCGTCGATACGGCGGCCAATTTCCGCGCATACAAATCCGTTTACCACTTCTACCGCGACCAGGACCGCTTATTCCGCGCCGATCGGTACGCACGCGTCCGGTCCGCGAAGTCGCCCGCCGAACAAGCGGAGGCACTCCGATTATGCGGCTACGCTACCGATCCGCAATATGGGGCGAAGCTTGTAGCGATTATTGACGCTAACTCTTTACGCAAATATGACGAAGAGTTTACGAAGGAGGATGACGCAATGACAGCGGTAGAGAAGGCGGCGTTTAGCGCGCTTGAGCGGAAAGTAGCGGAGGTAGCAGAGGCAGTCGCAACGTTAGCGAAAGCGGTCGGCAAACTGACGGAGGCTTTCGCAAGCATCTCCGCGCCCAAATGGTTCGTAACGGAGTTCGGTCCGAAGGTGGTTTCGTTAATGAGCGATCCGACCGGTACGGCGGAATTCTGGCGGGCACTAGCGGTTAGTTTACGGGTTCAGAAAGCGGCGTAA